CCAACATAGCGGACGTTGAGTTCTCGGCCAAGGTGCTGGAAAGCCTCATTGCTGTCCAGCGGATGGCCAAACCGGAGCATTGGGCAAAAATTCTTTGAAAGCGTCCAGCGCTTGATTTCTTAAAGCAATCCTGTCTACTAAAAACAGAACTTTTTGCACTCGATTGGTACGCATTAAAACGTCCAGCATGGCAACGCAAGTTCTTGTTTTTCCGGTTCCGGTTGCCATTACAAGCAAAGCTTTTCTTCTGCCTTTATCTAAGTTTTCAAATACTGAACGAATCGCTTCAATTTGATAAGGTCTTCCGGCAATATCTCTATTGATTAACTCTTGAGAAAGCGGCTTTTCATTTTTTCTGAGAAAAAGCATCCTCTCAAGGTCTTTCTTTGTTGGAAAACCATAGACTTTTCTTGGCGGATATTTTTCGGTATCCCAAAAATAAATATCATGGCCATTGGTGTAATAGACAAAAGGCATGTCCTTGCCTGAATTCTTTTGGATGTTCTCGGCATACTGGCGTGCTTGTTCCTGGCCAATTCGGGCATCCTTTGATGTCTTTTTTGTCTTTCGGGTTTAGAAGGTCCATTTGTTCCCCTCCAGGTTGCGGCTCAAGTTTGAGGTCCACTCCCATTATCCTCCCGCCCCACCTTCACTTCCAGCATTATACCTGCCCAACTTCCCGCCCACTTATACCACGCCTTATGTAGATGAATGGTAGATGACCGCCCCTTAAAACAGCCTTTGAAGCCTTTGAAAAACAAAAAAGCCCCATCCTTTTGGGATAGGGCTTCTATGTGAGATGGTTGGCAGACTAGGGGATGATGGAAATAGACTTTGTAAAAGTAGTCATTTCTAAGGTGTCTTTGGCAAGTGTAGATGAAACGTAGATGTATGCCCTTATGAATGCCATTTGAGAATGCCCATCCACTACTTCTCCGCAAAATCTTTAATGGCTTGCTTTTTAATTTCTTCCTTTAGTGCTTCGTATTCAGACAGCTCTCCCTTTTTAACAGTTAATACTACTTCGTCTTTCTTCTCATATTCTTCATCGAGGTAATCTAAAATAGCATCCTCAAAATCATAGTAGTCTACTTTCTGACTATCAAATATTTCTTTAATTCTTTCACTTGGTTTAGGCATATAAATTATTAATTACTAATACTATTACTAATCCGCTTATAAAAGCGATAATGGCGACAGCTAGGTAGTAAGGCCAGACAGGTTTAGGTTTGATAAATGGCTGAAAGTAATAAGGAACATTTCCGTTTTCTCTTATTGTTTTAGCCGCTTTTTCTATGCTGTTCATAAATTTATTCCGATTTCTTTGGCTTTATTTTTTATTTCATCAATACAATTATCCCAGCCATTACCCTCATCATAAGCTCTCTTGCTTTGCATATGTTGAATATACCCAACTTTACCTGGCAAAACTTCTCTCAGCACTTTCTCTCTTTCTTCTTGGATAAATTGTTTCAATTTTATTTCATCATTTGGCGTAATAAAATGCTCCATTCCATCAAATAATTCTTCCAGCCTTTCCTCCCAAGTTGTTTGTTTGTCTGTCATATCTTTAACTTATAATATTTATCAAAACTTTCTTTTCCTCCGCCGTAAATTTTATTTCCGCATATTTTCGGCAGTCTTTTAAACCATTTTCCAGTAGTGATATTAGCACATCTATTCCAGCCGTCACTTCCCTCTAAAATATCATCATCTTCAAAAAAAGCCATTCCGCACTTATCACAAACCCAATAAAAATAGTGAGTATCTTTTACTTTAACTAATTTTTCAGTGTAGTCTTGCTCTCTTTCTTTATCGGTTTTTTCAATTACTTTTTTCATATCTTAAAATAATTTATAAGTTTTTCTCGGATAGTGAAGTGATTAGTTCTATATCGCTTTCTACTTCATTTCCCCAGACATCCCAGCTTAAATTGTAATTTCTAGCAAAAAGCTCTATTCTTTTACATTTTGGAAATAATTTCTCGATTCTATATCTTATCTCGTCTGGCTTTTTAGAGTGATTAATCGCATAACCCTCATAAAATTGTTTTATACCATTCCCTTTTCCTTTTAATTTACCTTCTGGTATCTTTCCTTTCTTAAATATCAAGCACATTTCACATCCAGACATCGTATAATTTCCTAACAACGCACGATTTTTATGCCAAACAAAGCCAACAGTAATGTATTTAAATCCCCAAAACTCTCCTACCTCAATACACTGTTTTAAGTGACTGCTGACTACCCATAAAAATAATATACAATTATCCTCTGCTATATCTTGTATTGGTAAAGACTTGATTTCATCATCTGACATCGTGGGATAATATTGCTCAAGTGGTTTTCTTTTAAGAGGGTCATTATCTGTTCTTCCGCCATATCTCCACGGAGGGTCAGCATAAATTATTTGGTATTTTTTCATATAGTAAAATATTTTATATGATAACTTTGAATTGTATTTTTACCTTCAATCTTTACCCTAATTAAATCCTTATTTCTGACATAACTAACCAAATAGAATTTAGGCAGATAATCTTCTTTAAATTTATGTCCACAACACTTACAAATATTAATATTTCTGTATTTCGAAAAAGATTTGAAAAATTCTTTTGTTGGCTTGATTTCTTTCATAAAAAGTATTTAATTATTCTTTCTCGGATAGTTTGGATGGCGGAGTTAATACAAGTCTTCACTGAATAAAGTTTTGCCACGATAGCTTTCTGAATCGGCTGATTTTATTCCAGCTTCGTCCTGCAATATTCTCCCCTCATCTCTTAGAACATATCGGTTTCTGGAAGTGATAAAGCCCTGTTGTTCTACCCCATTCCATAATTCCTTTCCTGCGTCCCTACAAGCCTGCATAGCTTGTCCGTGCCTATGCCCTCTGTAAATTGACCCGTCTTCTGCCTTAACCGCCGCACAAATACAAACTTCTTTCTCTATCTCGTCTAGCTTAGAGGAGAGCCAAAAGTTAATATGTTTTCTAAAAGCTGATACATCTTCGTGTTCTAAAAAAGATATACACCAGCCTAAACATTCTTCGTTAAACTCTTTTAGTATCTCTTCTTTTAAGTTAGGCATATAGTTATTTAGTTATTGGGATAGCCAGGAATCGAACCTGACAGGACACTCTTGTCTTGCGACCGATATTGCCACCATCTCCTTTACCATCGGATTTTATCCCAGAATATCAGGAAAGTGTATGAACCTGATAACTTTTATTTTCTTCAGATACCTTAGCTGATGGGGATCCATAATAAAACGATAATTCTTAACTCAGGACTTACACCTGACAACTCGTTTTACCGAATTTGGTTGCTCGGTAGCCACACAATATTACCGTTTGCTCGGTCGTTGTAGGAGTTTTATTATAGTGGTCCCCCATCAACTCCCCTTAATTAAGAGGAGAGGGATTGACTAAAACTGGTAAGTAATACCTTTAACCGCCCACATCTGAGCAGTTTGAGCCTCAGTAATCGCTACTGATAGCAATCTGCCCCTTTCACTTTGACCAGCTTCAGTTCTAGCGTCATTGCAAAGGTCAATGATTTGAGCATAAAGCTCTTTTACTTTTTGGACTTTTCCATCACCGCTTGGGTTAAATGTAGGTCCGACTGCTTTTTCTCCGTAGGTCATCTCACGAGTTTGTTGGTTTTCCATACTTTTATTTATTATTTATTTAAGTTAATTAAGAGGAGAGTATCTTGTATCCGTCTTTATATTTTTCAAGAGGTGTATTGAATTTAAGGTTAATATAACCACCTTTTTCTGTTTCGCAGTAACTATACATTCCGTCTAAATGATGAAATATTATATAACTACTTCCGTCAGAAACTTCGGTATAAATCTTTGACTTTTCTGGTATATCTTGTAATTCCATATTTTATTTAAGTTAATTAAGAGGAGAGGGATAGATTAATCTTCTAATTTAAACCCTAAAGCACCTAAAAATCCTGGTAAATCTTTTTTCATAATCTTAATAGTTCCGCTACGACCATAGAATTTAGAACAATTTAATTCGGCATCACGCAGGTCGGCTTTGTTTTCAACTACTGCATCCTTAAATGTGGTCTTAGTGCTTGTTACTTTAACACCACCAAATCGGCTCATAATAGTAATACCGACTGCTTTTTCTTCTTTCTTAGTTTCTGCTTCTTGGATATAAGACTTTACTTGTTCGAGGTTATCCAATACCTCTTGTTTTGTGATTGACATAGTTTTTGTCATAATTGATATTTCTTTCGTCGCCTACCAGGGAAAGGGGAAGACTGATAGGCGAGGGAAGAAAGCCAACGAGTGTTGGCCTCCCTATGGGATCCCTCCTTAAAATAAACAGAGTGAGTTTATTTTCTCCCCAGTTACCTCACCTTCAACAGTGAGCAATCTAGTATTAAATTATTTCTTCTTTGCGGGATGATAATTCTTCTGACCGGGCGCGGCGCCCTCTTTGCGGGCAATATTTCCGATCACGCCACCAGGAACACCAGCTGCCTTCATTTGCGCGGCGCGGCCACCATGGCCTAAAGTATTACTCTTGCCGGCAAAGGAACCGGATTTTTTAATAACTGCCATAAATTTAAATTTCTTTTAAGAAGTCTTGATAGGATTCTGAGATTTCTTCTGCGACCTTTACTATTAACTCCTCCATCTTTTCAATTTCGTATTCACAAAAACCGCGATGGAAGCTGACTACTCTGCCAGTAACATTGATGACTTCATCATTCTGAAGTCCGGTTTCAACCGTTTTCGGGCTATCTTTGGTTTCTATCCAATCCAAGTCACAATAATCCGGAACGTTGCCAGTGCTGTGCTTCAAGGCAACGGCATAGAAAACCAACTGTCCGTGTTTGATGACTTTCGCCATCGTCCAGGGAATCTTGCCGGTTTTATATTCCCGGAAAACATTATTCTTGGAGTCGTAGCTATCCAGATAGGAAAGGATAGGCACGCCTAGCACGGTTGTCCTAATCTCAAACTCGGGGGTGTCGTACACCACGAGGTCAGGGATCAATTCGGTGTGCTTACCCTCTTCTATCAGTTTAGCTACGCCGGCTCCGAAACGCAAATACTTGGTATTTAATTTTTCCCCGGCCTCGAAATATTCCTTCCTAAATCTAACCGGATTGGACATCCAGCAATTCATAGCGCTCCAAGACAAGTGGGGTTTGGGGAGAATTAGTTTAGACATTTTTATTGCTTAATTCTTCGAACTTTGTCGCGAGTATCGGCCCTAAAGCATTTTTATCTTCATTGGTTAATTTAACCGACTTTTCGACCTGCACGGCGATTAAATCCAGGGCTTCTAGGCTTAGGCATGATTGTATCGCCTGAGTGGCCTTGGACAGCGCCACAGAGCTCGCTGGAGGCTGTTGAGCGATGATTTCAGGGGCAACTGGAGGTTTTACCGGCTCAGGAGTCTCCCGGCGCTCAGTAATCATATAATACTCTTTCCAGAGCTTATTCAAATGACCGGAACAATAAGCATGAGCTTCCTCGAGTGTTCCGCCTTTGACGATAATCTCCGGTTGGATATTGGCGTATCTTTCCAGTGGGATCACCATCTTGATTGCATAGCTAACTAATTTAACTTTATCCTTTTTCTCCGGTTTAACTTCCGGAACAGTCGGTTCGATTACTTTCTTTGGTCTTCCCATATATTTGCGGTTATATGTTATTTATAATTTAATTCCGGTAAACCGTAGTGATGGTTTTTCCACGAAGGTGGCATCGCCGTTGGATTCCTCAGTCGCTTTCTGGGCCTTATACTCTTCTTCGAGTTTGGTCACTTCATCGGTATAACTCCAAGTCTTTAGCTTGGTAATGGCGAAACTACCGACGGAAGTTGAAATCTTCTCTTCTTCATTAGCGATCATGTCCTCAAGAATCTGGACCTTAATTTCGTCTTTCTTATTGGTCAACTCCTTGATTTGCGCGTCAAGGATCGCGTACTCCTCATAGTGTGATGGCATATTAAGATATTTTAGTTCCTAAAACGTTGTCAATAGTCATATACCGATCGATCATCAAGCGAACGAGATCGCCCTCGGTAATGTTGCTCTTCTTAGCTAACGATTTGATAAATTTATGCTGGTCGCTGCGGACCCTGGTATTTATCCGAACCATTGGTTTTGGTTTTTGATTCATATTATATTTTAACTATTAATTCAGCTATTTTTTCAGCTTCTGCTTGTTTTATTGAAATCCTGCCCTCGTCCTGTAATTTCACTATTTCCTTGAATCTGATAAAAATTAATTTATTTAAGAAGGCTATAACCAGATAAGCCGGAAGAGCGGGAACGCTTAGACCGTCACACGGCTTTGGTCGGCTGGTTTCATCCGATAACTTATAAACCAAGCCATTTGCTTCTACTGCTTTCAATCCTTCCCACTGGACTTTTTCAATAGTTGAAAAACGGAAGACGTCAACTAAATGAGTGACCTGCTTTAATTCATAAAAGCAGTACATCTTTTTCTCGCGCAGATACTGGTTTAAAATAGTGTTAAGTTTGGCTTCTTTCTTCATATAATTAATTATACGCTGTCGGTGTCAATGTCGTCAATCATAAAACTGTGGATAACTTTAAATATTTAAAGTTAATTTTTCTTGAAAATCCTGACCGCTCATTATTGCATTATGACAATCTTTATCGCAGCCTTCCACGATTAAATGTATATATAAATTCTTCTTCAACTTATTAGCGCGTAACACCCGTCCTAAACTTTGCTCATAGTCCACGTACCTCCAAGACTTACTGGCATAAATAACACAAGGGAATGACGGCAACTCATAACCAGCGGAGATGGAACTTTGCGCGACGATGATATGCGGTTCGGGGCTTTCATCGACTGTCCGGATAAAACTTCGATCCTTGGTCTGACCAGTCAAAGTTGATACCTGATAACCATCTTCCTTTAGGACTCGCGCAATCTCATTAATCTGAGCCGTATAATTAGCGAATATCAACAACTTAGGGAATTCTATGGCTCTTTCTAGGATATAGTCGATCTTTTTTGACGGGAAAATAGTGGTCTTATCGGTCATCTGGTCAGTCTTGCCGTCAATAGTCTCAATCTTCTTCCCGTACAGCACGCCATTTTCAATTGTACGGATCCTAGCGCGGCGAATTAGCGGGTCTGCTTCCAAAAAGGTCATTTGCTCCACTGCGGCCTTCTGCTCCTTTGTAAGCTCAATCTGGACGGTTTTATGGCTTTGCTCCGGAACATCGAAAAAGTCGTTTAAACCGCCGGTATACCCGAAAGTCTGGACAGTCTTGGCTAATCGGTTCTTTAAATCATCTCCACGCCGCGGCAACCAGATCCTACGGTTAGCTCCCATCCGGACTTCAATGTAGTAAGTCCGACGGAATTCGTAGAAATCCCAGTGCTGTCCGAGTAGCAATCCGATACCCCACATTGACATCGGTTTCGGGACTGGCGTTGCTGACAGTAGATACAATCTCTTCGGTGGTTGCTTCTGGATATAGCCATAAACCGCGGCAAAAATCTGAGAGGTCTTCGGCGATTGAATTCCCTTCTTGGAGACAACTGCCGGCATCACGCCGAGACACGTATGAACTTCATCAATTATCACAGTGTCGTAAAGAGGCAAGCAATTCCAATCGCGCCGCATATCTTCCTTGCTGATAACTGTTAATTTATTATTCGTCCCCCATTTCTTATTCTCCCGTTGCCAGGTTTCATCATCGCGCTGTTGTTTCGGGCAGATAATTAAAGTCTCACCTTCCGCCAATTCCAAAGCTGTCCTCGTCTTCGAAGCTCCCGTGCCCAGGAATAAGCCGCATTTATGCTTATCTTCGGCGATTATTTTTTTTTGGTGATCATAAAGTGGCTTAATATCCATATTCTTGCTTAATAGTTTCGGTATTGTCGAATTGCATCAGCCAATGCGGGCTAAGTTTTATTCCGACGAATTTAGCTTCACCACCGCTGTATTGGCGCGGCTCGTAAGTGAAACGATCGTCTTTAACGCCATAGGCTTTGACTTCCTTGGTGAAAGTGATATTGGCTTTAATCTTCCGCCCACCATCGGAATTACTCCATCGTTTATACTCCATATATAGTAATGGCGCGTTGATGCTTGATTCCGGATCCAATATCACGCACTGCGATAGAAAGCCTTCAACCGATGAATTCTCTTCGCGGTATTCGTCTAACATCCGGGTTTGTTCTTTGGTAATTACAAACCCCTTATTCTCTGCTAGGTCAATCGCTCCCGCAATCATCCAATTCAATATCCCGGACAGTTCTTGCGCCAGCAGTCCGACGCTTGAGCGCAATTGATAGTTTGGGTTCTTCTTGTAGTTATTGATAAACTGCACCGCGCACATCCGTCGCTCCGTGGCACTGGAAGTGTCATCAACTCGCGGGATAAGATTAACTGAAAAAACAAACTTGGCTTGCGGTCGAAAAGTGAATTGGTCTTTGTATTTAATGTCAATCGTTACCTGTTCCCCGGAGATCAACTTCTTGAGCTTATTACTCTGATAATAATTTCCGGCGACTTCCTCAATGATATTGAGCCGTTTGCCAATTAGTCCATGCATTCCAAACGACCCGTACAATCCCTCTAAATCAATATGAGAGGTCGCCTGTGGGCCGATAACCATGGCTATGGTGTCAATGAAGGTTGATTTGCCATTACTGCCATCTCCGACCATAAACAAAGCTTTGTCGTAAAGCATCGAAGACGATAGAATATACCCGCAAAATTGCTGGATGAGCCGGATTTTCTCCGCCTGCTCGGGTCCGGCCATCCAGTCTTTGACGCATGCTAACCACACAGGAGCTTCGGCTGCCGGATCATAGACGACAGGATATTGGATCAGGGACACGAAGCCGGGATCATGGGGTGATAACTCTCTCGTATAGATATTTAACAATCCATTTTTGACATTAGCGATAAATCCCTTGTCGTCGGAAATTTCCAGCTTGGGGATAATCGAAATTAAACAAGAAACTTTGTCGGAGACATTTCTGTTCGTCCGATAACACCAAAGCATATCCTCATATAAGCCGTTTAAAACCATATCGGACATTTCTTGGTCGGATAGCATTTTATAAACGCCGTCCTGGTAGTTGAAAACAATGCCGATTTCATTCTTTTTTAAATACGGATATTTGATCAGCAGTTCCCGCTCGTAATTGGAGAAACGGATTTTATCCTGATCACGACGGTCTTTCATCACCTTGGTGTACGCCTGCTGGATCAATTGGTTCTCTTCCGGCGACATATTGAAAGCGATAACCTCATCGCGATACGAATAGGCATAACTGCCGTTATAGGCGCTGGTGATAGTGTTAGTGATTTCTTTCCAGCCCGCCGGCTCTTTTTCCATGCCGTGCCAGCCGACTTTCTCAATCTGCTTAATCGCTTTATCTAAATTCCAGCCAGCTTGGCGCATTAAGCAGGCGGTGATATGCAAGGCGCGATTGCGGATATTAGGGAGTGGCAAACTGTCTGGTGCGGCGATCACCAGCCGTTGAAAGCTCTGGCGCTCTTCAATCGGATATTCTTCATTAACTCTGAAAAAGAAATTATCCTTTTCAGCATCGGCCATTTTCTTAGCGCGCTCGGTGGTCGGTTTATTGGTCAAGCCGATTTCAACAATTGGGAAAACACTTTCGACCGCATCCATGGTATAGGTATTGGCGATTTGCTTATAAACTCCTTTGATTTTAAATACTCCCTCAGTTCCTGATTTCCATTTTGATCCAGTTTTCTTCCAGTAGTAAGTCTTCGGCACGCGTAAAATCCGGGTCAAATCTTTGACGACAGGGTCAGCTTTGAGGGTTGAGACAATGCTTTGTTCGATTCTTTCCCAGCGTCGGACAATACTTTCCCAATCTTGCGGGCTTAAATCTTCTTTGTAAATAGGTTCATCCAAACACCAATAAATGTGATAACCATTCTGCGTTTCTGTAATAAATGTCGGGTCAAGTTTTTGTTTAATATCTTCAAGTTCCGCCGCGTCCTTGCGTCCGTCAATGTCTACGAAGAAAGCATTGATCGAAGTGCAACTGTCTTTCTGGGCATTGGGTGCGTTCTTAAATCCGTTGACGGTAAAATAACTCTCATATCCTTGGATATTAAGCTCGTCATTACGTTCCGCGCAAGCCACCGGCAAACGACCTTCGCCCGTCTGATCGATATATCGATAGGCGTGATCCGGGAAATAATTTAAAAACTCATTATTAACCATAGTACATTTTTTATGGAGATTGGTACGGAGTGGCAAAGAATAACTCTTTCGCCACCCGGTATCAATCCATATCGGGAGCGGGATGAAGACAGCCAGAGCCTGCTTGTCGCTCGAAAAGGAAATGTATAAAACCTTTTCAAAGACCCTGACATGTCTTGATTCCGATCCCGATATGATTGTTTATTCTACCATGGCAGATCTTCAACCGCTTGCTGTTCGGCAGTTTTCTCTTCTGGTATAGCTTCAACTGTGATTTGATCATCGACTGGTTGTGTACCTCCTAATTTCGGGATGATTGTCGTTTCTACCATATTGCGCAAGAATTCCAGGCGCTTAGTGTCATCCCATACCTTAGTTCCTTTGACCGTAATTTCTTCCATATCCGGCAGGCCATTCGGGTTGTCGCGGGTGTAGGCATGCTTGATCGGTTTGTCATCTTGGTTGATAAACAGCGATGATTTGTTCTTGCCATCCACCTCCTTGGTACTGGGCGATAACTTCATCGGCTTGCTCAGATCGATATTCGGCAACATTTTTAGAAAAGCCGTGGCAAAGCTGTTGGAATAGGATAGCTGGATAGTGTAATGCTCGTCGCCGGCTTTAAATCCTAAATTCCACGTCTGGCCATAATCACTGTCTTTGATCTTAATGCTCGTTAGATAACCCGTAAAACTGTCGTAATACTTTTCCCATACTACTTTGCCCAGTTTATTGGTTCGCTGGACTGCGCCGTCCGTGCCTTCTGGCACGCGCTGGCTGAATTTTCCTCCGAGGATAGTGATGAATTTTCCTTCCTCGCGTTGTTCTAATCCCATCATAAATTTGTTGGTGGTCTACCACCATCTTAGTTAATTAAAGTTTGTCCTCTTCCATTATAGCACTAACAGCTGTCGGTGCCAACTCGTCAATAGGGGATAAACTGTCAACAACTTGCCGGCGCTTAATATAGTTCTTTTTATTATGGAATTGCCGGCGGCAAAACTTAGAGCAAAACGTCCGATAACGGGAATTCGGCAATGGTTTTTGGCAGACTTTACAGTCTGATCTCATTTCAATTGTTCTCATAGTTATTTTTTTACTGTTTCGCCGTAAATGCTCGTTTGGCCGATCCCTGGCTTCGTCCAATCCTGGCATTTCTGGCAAGTATTTCTGGTTTTAAATTGAGGTTGATTTCTTGCCGCACCTGATACAAGTATATTTGTAAGTTTTATTTCTTTTCATATTGCGTAATTGTGGCAATAGCCGTTTTACAGCCTTGATAGCTATGTTGAAGTTCGGCTTGCCGTTGTGTTCTTTCAGCATTTAATTGGCTATTAACAAGGCATAAGCAAATAGCCATAGCGATTAATAGCACGGCACAAGATAGATCCAAACAGCCATTGATTGTTCTAGGCAGTTTCGGCTGGCAGTCGCGCCAGCCGAGATGATTGATAGGCATAGGGGTTGTAAATTAAAAGTTAATAACAAATATATTCGCAACCGCCATTTTCGCCGCAATCTTTAATGACTTGGTTAAGGGCGCCAATAGTTTCGGTCGCATCTTCTTTGGCTTGACCTTTAAGTTTTGACAACTTGGATTTTAATTTCTTGGCTCCGCTTTTTTCAATGTAAAGATAGCCGCCGTCATTAAAACTTTCCAGCTCGGCGATGTCCATTATTTGATCATCGTGCCAGCAGTTGAAAGACGGGCTGTCGGCCGTCTTTTCAATTTTGTAAGCTCTTACGCTCATATTTTTATTGCGCTTGTTAAGCGCGGTTATGGCCGGTTAGTTCCGGCTTATCTTATGTCCGTCAAGAATATGATAAACTTGGCGGACATGAGGCAAGCCGGAGGGCTTGCGGTTATTTAATAGTTGGATCAAGGCCAGCCGATTGACCGGCCTTAAATCGCGATTAAATGGCTTGTTTTTTTCAATTCCTTGATAAAACGGTCTTTTTTGCGCTTGTTGCTAAAAATAGCAATATCCATAAAATCCGATCCGTCCGCATGTTTCTTGCCAGTGTAATAATTGACTACATACTTGGCGCGGCCGATATTCTGTTGGCATTGATAATAAAATACATTGTCCATATTATTATTTATTTAATTGATGTAAAAGCGGGATAATTTCGTCCAGTTTGATTTCTGATGATAAATTAGTCCAGCAATCCCAATAAAAATTATCCCAGTCGCTTTGGGTGAAATAGTTGCCATTAGCGGGCTTTTGCGCCGTCATTTTGTCGGCGTATTCGCTCGCTTTCTCGTGATTAGTCATATTTTTAGATTAGTTGATATTCTAAATCCAAATCGCCTTTGATTTTCTTATCCCACATCATCATATCATTGGAGTCAAATCTTTGGCCTTTGTCCCAGTCCCAATACCAATTAGCACTATTATCTGCTAGATATTTTTTATCCATCCAATAAGTAGTTGAGCCATCAGACAAGGCGTCATTTTCACACAATTGGCGGTTTTCGGCGCGATGGCTTGGCATGTTATCAATCAAAGCTTGTTCATCAGGCGTTAGTGGCCGGCGGTTCGGTTTGTAAATCCGGATAGTTTCGCCGTCATATTCCGTCAATGAGGCAACCGGCAATTCCAGAAAACTACCTTGCTTGCTTTCGGGGTTCGGCGATAAAGTTATCCCGTTTGTTTGCGTTCCGATAATGTAGCGCGGGATATTGAGGCGCGATTTTACATTTTCGGATGAGGCCGCCATGGCATTAAAAGTCATAGTCAGTGTTCGGCCTTTTGTCAGGTCGCGCTTTAATTGCGCGAAGGTTTGCGTTGTTTTCATATTTTTGTTAGTTATTTAATTGTATTATAATCATCAATAACATTTTGGCATCCTTGCTTTGTCGCCAGTTCGCCATTGGGCATAAAACAAAATCCTTGGCCAGTTTTTAAAAGATAATCAGAAACACGGCAGGCTTTCTGATATTGCGCATCCTTGTGAGCTTTTTCCAGTTCTTTTTTGTTCATATTTTTAGATTGCGGGATCAAACAGCTTAGCGCTGTTCTGATTTTGTCCGCTTAATGGCCAGCCAGTCCGGTTGATTGGATTGGCGGGCGATAAGGGGGCAAGGATTGGCTATACAAGCCAGAAAAATGTTATGTGCGGGGCTTGGCCGTTGCTAAACATAACAGCCAGACGGCCGATGCTTAGCGCCAGCGTTTTGTGCCAGCCGCCGCGCACTTGATAGCCATTTTGCCAGTGTCGCTTTGATGTGATGATCATATTATTGAGTTAATGGTTTAAATTTGTTATAAACTTTGATGATTTCGGCTTGCTTTTTTTTAATTATTAGTTGATTAGTTATTGCCTTCTTGTTCGTTTAACAGTTTTAGAATTGCGTTGGCGATTGCTTCGGTTTCGTCTCCGTCCAGTGCTTCACGATTTGATCCCATCGTCCAGACAATTCCGTTAGTAATTGTTCTAACCGCTTCTTCGGCGATTGTTTGGAGTTGTGTTTTTGTCATACATTTTTTAGTTATTTATTTAAATAATTAGTTAGTTAGTTCTTTTAGCAGACATTCAAGCAGGCAAGATGGGCAGTAAAAGAAAAGGCGTTTTTCGATAGTTTATTACTCTTATACATTAAGTCTATCAAATACAGCGACATTGTCAATGGCTAAACTGTGGATAACTCATATTATATTATAATTTAATTATGCTATTTTGTCAAGCGGGCTAGCGTGTATTATTGCGTTAGCAGTCTAAGTCATTGAGTGCTAATAGTTTTTTCATTTTATTGAGCCTATTGGCAGACGTGGGGGAGAGTGCTAATTAGCAGTCTAGCCATGAGATTGCTAACTATTTCACGTGAAATTATTGCGATCATATCATGCTGTGAAACTTGCGTGAAACTTGGGGGCAATTAGATTAGTCAATGCTTTAGCATTGCCATTATTTATCTCATGACTTTTGTTTTTAAAAACTTATTTATATTATAGCTAACGCATAGCGTTGTCCTTATTGTATTTTGTTTTATAATTCAATTCAATTAAAGAATACCAAAATAATAGTAGGGTAGGGGATCACCCCTTCCCTCTTATACCCACTAACACACAGAAAAAAACTTCCCTACCATTTGTTCCGCGTATCAATAACAATAAATACTATGCCACGTACAAACTTTAGTAATTTACACCACGTATCAATAACAAAAAATATCAGATAGGAGGGGGATCCAAATATAATATACACCGGACTAATCTATATAAAAGGGTGGTAAACTATATTTTTGTAGTTTTAACTCCAAATACACACCGCCATAAGAGTTAGGGCGGTGGTTATGGCGTAGGGTTAGGTCGGTCAATATTTTGGTTAAGTTTAGCCAGAATTGGTATGATATTAGTCATAAGACATAAGAATAGGACAAAAATAGATAAAAGAAAGATATTTTATATATAAAATATAACATTATATATATAACGTAATAATAAAAACTTTTCTTACCACTTATGTCGTGGGGGGTTATGTCTTATGATATATAGTATTATTTGACTTTAGTTTAATGATGTGTTAAGATAAGAGTATAATTATTAATAAAACAACCGTATGCCTAAGAAACTGTTCGGATTAAACCTGGATATTGATCTAAAAGCTAGATTAGATGTGATGGCAAAAGCTAAATATACTAATGCCAGTCATTTGACTAATCAGATTCTGGCTAAAGCGATTGATGAATTTGAAGCTAAGATTGAGGAAAAGAAAAAAGAAGTTATTGAAAAGCATGTTTTTACTGAGGAAGAAAGGATAGCAGACTGGAAATTTAGAAAAGACATGGTAGCGCAAGGTAAAATGGATCCTTGGTTTGGTGATGAATATCCACATGTTCCGGCTCCTAAAGATTTTTAAATATGAAAAAAATAAAACAAAAAGAAAGATGTTTCTTAAAATATTGTACTAATTATTCCACCGGAAGATCACATGGACTTTGCAGTATGCATCAAAAGGACGCCGCGCATAATGTTAAGGTTGGGTTGGCTACCTGGGATGGATTAAGAAGGTATGGATTAGCAAAACCATTAAAAAAAACAACTTAGCACTCAAATTTTGACACCCTAATGCTCCGCTGTTATAATTCAATATATGGTTTATGTAAAAAAAGGAAAATCAACCCCAAAACAAATTGCGTATGCTCGTCGTGTTTGGGGTGGGCAAGGGGAATCAAAGAGAGAAGTTGCTTTGGACTGCGGGTACCCTCCGTCTGTTGCTAATTCGGTAAAATCACATATTGAGGATAAGGATGGTTTTAAAGCGGCGATGGCTGCGCTAGCGTCGGAAAGTAATAATTTGGCAATGGAAGTAATGTGGGAGTTTAAGCGCCGCGGACTTGAAGGGTTCGGGAATCAAGAATTGGTTAATGCGATGAGGGTTATTAGTGGGGCGTGGGAGAAGTTCTACGCGGCACAGAACCCAGGGGAAAGGAACCCCGGCGGAGGAAGTGGTCAGTCGACTAACCGGCTGCGGGCTGTAATTCTCCAACAGGTTGAAAACCAAACGGTTTCAATCCCCGCGGAAACGGTTAGCTCTGCTACTCCTGTTATTGTGGAGGTGGAAGAAGTCCCAATTAATGAAGAAATGGATTTTTAAAATATGCTAAGGATTCATGAATTTTACAGGAAGTTCGAGGAAATAACACCGGAGGATAGATTGCGGGTTATTAACTACCAGGCGAAGCCGACTTCGTTGCTGGTTATATTTAAGCAGTTGGGGGAAGTGCGGGCGCAGAAGCGGTACTTCGAGGAACGTGAGGAGTATTTGCTAAAATTAGCGGAGGTAGGACTTAAAAAAATACATGGCGAACATCTATAAGGAACATAACGAAAAGATTGTTGAACTGCTAACCAATAATCCAACTTTGATTAAAGATCAAACTTGGCGGTTGAACAATCTTTATTGGATAATTACAAAAAACGGGGCGAAAGAGATATTTACAATGAATCGGGCGCAGCGGCATTTCTACGAGACTTATTTGGCGGTGGAAAAACCTTGGCATCGGCATGTAATTCTGAAGTCCCGACAATTGGGATTTACGACATTCATTGATATATTCATCCTGGATTCGATACTTTTCAATTCGAACAAGGATGGACTAATTATCGCGCATAAGGTGGAAGACGCGACGCAGATATTCGACAAGAAGATTGATTATGCGGTGCGTAATATGGCGAGTGATGTTAAAGATGCGTTCTTTAAGATTAATCAGAAGTCGGCGAGGAAAATACAGGTAATTATAGATTACGGGCCGGAACAAGGTTCCACGTCCAGTATTACCGTGTCTACATCTGGAAGGTCAGGTACTTACCATTTGGTACATATCTCGGAGTTTGCGAAGATGTGCGCTATCTATCCAAAAAGGTCATTGGAAGTGGAATTGGGGACTTTTCCTACTGTTCCGTTCGATGGGTTTATCTTTATTGAAAGCACCGCGGAAGGTATGGCCGGGAGATTCTATGAGATATTCCAGCAGAATTGGATCAATCGGGATAAAATCACACCGCAATTATCACAGGTGGAATTTCTGCCGCATTTTTATAATTGGCAGTACGATGACATGGAAATGTCGAAGATTTACGAAAATATACCAGTGAGTGAGATGATTCCTTGCGAGATAGATTGGGCTAGTTATCAGGTGGAACATGAATTGACTGATAAGGAGATCACTTACTACTATATGAAGTGGCTGCAATTCGGAGGAAAGAACAACCCGGAGGCAATCAAATCGTTAATGCAGGAATATCCAACGACTGAGGAGGAAGCATTCCTATCGACCGGGCAGGCATATTTCGCCGCGGCGAAGGTACAGAAGTTGCTACTAACTGCACCGGGAGGAGAAAAGGGGGAAATGATTATAAATGAAAAAGGGGAGACTGTTTTCGCGCCAATATCATCAGGGTCGCTGGAGGTTTTCAAAAAACCGGAAGTCGGGACCAAGTACATTATAGGTGGAGATACGGCGGAGGGTCTGGCGCACGGAGATTCGCAGGTACTTTACGTAATAAACCATAAAACAGAGGAATGCGATGCGCTCTACCGGTCCAATGTCGGACCGGATGAACTAATAACCGAGGCGTATAAGCTGGGAAAATTCTACAATTGGGCGCTGCTAGCAATTGAGGTAAATAAAGACGGACTGTGGGTAAATGACGGACTAGATAAACTAGGTTACGTTAATCTCTACTACCGGAAGGCGTTCGATGATATAACTAAGAACGTGACGAAGTTCTTTGGGTGGAAAACCAGCTCCGCTACCAGGCCATTTGCCTTAGCTGCGCTTAAAGCGGTGTTCGTACGGAAGGATAAGGGGTTTCCCAACTCTATACTCAATGAAATGATGACGTTTATGCGGAATTCTAAAGGACGACCGGAGGCAATGGACAAAAAACATGATGATGTAATAATGGCGGCATCGATTGGTTATGCGGTGCTTCAGGAACAAGGGAAATATATTGAAGATACCAAGCCGGGAGAAGGGATTAGCCACATGAAATTAATGTTCGGGGAGGATAACGGAAATATAATGAGCCATTAAAATAAATATGGCTTGTTTTATTTTGTATTAAGTTTATAATTAAGATATATAACTATAATTTCTCAAAAATATGGACACCACACCGGTCGGAGTAGTTGAAAAAGCTCCTCCATACGGAAAAGCTGGGAAAAACGATACTGATACCATAAAATTTCTTGCAGATAAGAAGAAAGAAATGAAAAAAAGCCAGTATCGTGAGAAATTCGATGCTCTAGCTTCTGAAATTAGGCAAAATTTAGTAAATACCAATGTCAGTTACGGGCAAAAACTCTATGAGAAGTCTGGTTGGGGTTCAATGGTCTTCTATAATAAGATGGCTAACGGAGCTTATGATATTAATGTTTATCCACAGAAGTTGACTGACCGTGATCAGAATAGATCGGGTGTCCCGGTCTCCCAGGAGCCGATCGCTTTCTCTAAAATACTTATTGCCACCTCAGTTCTGGCTGGAAAATTGCCGAATGCTACAGTAATTGCGGATAATAAGATTTACGCCAAGGCAGTTTATGAATTATGGAAGAGGAATTGGTCCATGAGAGGCGCTAATGGAGAGAACACCTTAATGCTAACTTATCAGAACCTATTTACTTACGGCTGGGCGTCATGGCGGGTATATCCGCGCCGAGTCCAAGTAAAAAGGAATGGAGTTGATAAGATTCTATTTGATGATGTTTATCGTGAACCAATGGAACCAACACGGACTTGGTTGGGGATTGGTTTTAATAATGGAGATACCTGGTCGCAAGGTGAAGTCTATTATGAGAAGGATATGCCGAAAGATGATTTCTATCGGATGTATCCAGACGGAAAAGGCGCCAAAAATAAGAAGAAATTGGAATTTGTTTTTTTGTTTTTTTTATTGTTATGCTCGGGGAAGTTGATATCAGATCACGGGCATTTCATAAGAAAGTCATTTACCTGGTTTCGACTTTTGTTTTATCAATAATTATTTTAATTATAGGAGCAAAAAAAATACCAATGATGAACCCGGAAGGTT